ACATTAGTCGAGTTCTTCCGCATATCCGAAAATCGTTAAGTGCATCAAACTCGCACTCTAACCTAATTATAACGGACACTCATGATTATCGTCGCACGTTTAAGCCGTATAGTGAGAACGAAAAAGCACCATTGTATTCTTACATTATTCCCCCGGGAAATCGGATTCGAATGTTACTGGGAAATCCTCAGTAAAATATATCAATAAGTATAAATAGGTGTGGGTATACGGGTCATGGAAAATGGAAGTATAATGGATGCATTTGGTATGTGGCTGTTACAAAAGAAACCACTGTGCGTGTTACAAACGGTAATGTGCTTAAATCGGGAATGGAATAAACTTACTGAAAATATTAAATCTGAAGATACATGTAAAATTATAAATGACATATGTAACCAGTGGTTTTTAAAAATAAAAGAAATATCCAACGATACCGACACTATGTTACATTACAATATACGACGTGTTATAAAAAATGACATTATTCGAATGTCCGGCGTAAATCACCATACCATATTAAAGCTTAGACGATGTGGTTTAACACGTGAGTATGCATGTAATATTGTCAGAGCACTCCAGCTACTGTACCGACAACCGTGGGCAATTCGAAAACTAACAAAAGATGGCCCCCCGGAAATTACCATTTATTTCTTAAAGACACTAAACTCAAATTTATGTGCCACTCATGGCACACAATGTAATCGCACACGTAGAAAAATATGTATAACAAACGACTACAAGTTTGAACTTTCGTGCAGATGCAGATCATCAATTACTCGACATGAACGGTAAATAGCGGATCAAAATGATGATGTGGTTTGTCCCATACTGAATCTTTAATTGGTTCAGGTAAGGGCGGTGTGGTAACTTCAGGAATAGTCACAGGTTCCTCTTTTTTCCGATAGATAGATGTTGGATTCATGAAAATGTACGTTACAAGAAGCATCATGAGAATCATGCATGAAATTACAATATATTTCTTGTAATTTACTGGTTCAGGAGCAGGTGGCGGTGCAATTGCGGCTGGTTCAACTGGTTTTTCCGGGGCAATTTTTGGTTGTTCAAATGTTGGCTCATTCTGCTCAGTTCGGTTGTACTTTTGACGTATACGTATTGGGGGTGTTTGAATAGCTGAACTGACGGATGATTCTGAATCAGACATTATTTAATATATGTAAAATAATATTTAACATAATGTAACAATGGTTGACATAGCTTCAATAAAGAAGAAACTTGAACCTTATAAAATGATAATAATTGTTGGCGCACTGGTTGGGGTAATCATGTATTGGCATCATATATCAAAAACCCCACACTCATCTGCGATTATAATCGGCGGAGGTGGTTATACTCCAGGTGGTTATACTGGAAATTATAACCCAGATAATAGTGATAGTGATAAATATGTAACAATCGAAAATTACAAAGCCGATTGGGTCGTAAACTATTATAGCGTGGCCCCAGCTGATACTACGACAGTAATTGCATCGTCTAGCCGTACGTTTACAGATGCAAAGTACATTAATCTACCATTCCAATTTACGGATGAACAATGTATTGCAGAATGCAAAAAAGAAAAAACCGACTTTGCAAACATTGGTAGTGTAATGCCTGGTGTAGCTCGTTCATGTAATTGCTACAAAACTTCAATGCAATGCATTAAGTATAGTGGTATTTCAAATGGGGTTCAAAAAATATATGCACCGTCTTACTTAAAGCGATGCACATCTCTTATTACATCAAAAGAGCGGACGAGCACGGAGACAATCTATCCAAATTGCAATGAGAGAAACGAGTACCCGGATGACAACGAAAAGGTTTGTAAAAAATGCACCGCATCTGCTGGTATGTATGTACAAGTATGTGATGTACATATGAAAGTTGTATCATGTCCACCATGTGAATCAAACATGGTTCGAGCTGGTTGCGGTGGTACAAGTGTAGGTAGATGTATTGGAAGATCAACATGTAAAAAATTCCAGCAATATGATAGAAATAGTAACGTTTGCAGATCTTCCGACAATTGCCCGGTTGGTATGGGCCCTTATGATCACGCAAATCGTTGCGTTCCATGTATAGGCGGCACAAAACGTGCAAAAACGCCTCTAATGAATGGAAAAGTAAAGTTGGTATATGATATAGATTCAAAGAAACCGGTTTTCATAAGAAGTGCAAGCAACTGGGGGTATTTGAAAACAACACAAGCAATTGGTAAAAATGCAACAAAACAAATTGTAAATAAAGACGGCGGGGGGTATGTATTTGAAGCAAAAAATGGTAAAGTAGGATCAATGACTGATGTAATTTCACACGAACTTGCTGTTGTTAATATAGATGCATATTCGGGCATGGTTTATCCATTTCATGGACAGAAAGTGAATGTCACTTTTATGAACATTGAAATCCCATATAAATGTATATAAACTCGAGACAGACCCTAAATCCCTATATATTGTAATTTTTGTCGGTGTCGTAATGTTACACTTCCTGTAGTAGCCAACACAAAACATGTAGACATTATCACCAAGTATGGTATAAAGTACGCAGCGTAATCATGTGTAAGTCTATGAAATAAACCGTTTGCGCTTATTTGTAGTGATACAACACCTTCATTGCTATTATATGAGTCTTCTTTCATAGCAATCGGTTTTTTTACGTTACCATATAGAGTTGTATCGTCCATTATATTTAAGTGCGAGTTTCCTATTATATGTTGTATCCAACTCTGATCCATATGAGTAACTTTCTGAAACTGTACCTGCGGTGGGAATCCACTTGATAATACACCAACAACAATATTCTTATTTGAGTCGGTCGTTGTCATGAACAATGGCGCACCGGAATCACCTTTGTTTGTGCCTTTATTTTCTTCAAAATTAATAATATATCTGGTATTGTCATATTCATTGATTGGGTTATATGTAAATTCTTGAGATACATGTGCTTCATTTGATCGCAGTAGTCTACGATACGTTTTTAAACCTGAAGTAAATGAAAACATATTGTATCTTGCATCTTTATCTTTTGATCCCCATCCTGATTGTTTCAGCGTTTTACCTACAACATAATTCGAATTGTTATCGAGAAAGGACATTGGTTTAATTGTTGTTATGCTCTTATCTAGTTTTAGCAATGCCATGTCAATTCCTCCTTTTTTAATTCCCATATATCCTGGGTGAACGTACACGTTTTCAACAACTGCCGATGTAGTTGATGTCTTTTTTGATAAACTATCATCTGTGCCATATCTTATGATGTCACCTGGACTTGCTGGAGATGTACCACTACAATGTGCTGCGGTCAATACCCATTTATCAGATACAAGTACCCCAGTACAATATGGTGTATTGTTCAGTATAGAAAATGCATATATGAATGCCATTAATCCAATGATTAGTGTTATTATGCATGTCACGACAAGTATCTTTAGCTTTAACATATACTATACTATGTTCAAAAATAATATATTACAATTATGTATTTTTTATTAAAGTATGAATAAATGAACAGCGGTATACTTGCACTGCTAATTGGAACTGGACTAACAACCAATACAGAAAACATATTTATGCAGGTAGTATCTGCTGCAATATTAACAACACTACCACTTTATCACAGTTTACTAATCATACTCGCATTCGTTGCATTCGCGGTATTTCCACTACTGTCGTCGACACATGCTGAATTTACTCGTAAACGAGATTTTATAATTGATTTATATTGTCGCGATATACTTGTGATATGCTTTAGGTATATAATATACTCCGACCTATCATGTTACATGTTACTGCTACCATGTCTTGGTATATTTGAGTCATATTCGATTCAAAATATGGTGGATTCGTACGACATGAATAATAAAAAGAGCATTGCCCAGATGCAAATAGTTAATCATACCTCACTTGCTATTGTTGAATTATTTGCATTGGTGATTGGAAGGATGATACTTCCATTAGATGCACTTGATGATACTGAGTATGTAAGTTTCTTCCCAAGTTTACTTGTGATTGTACCAGTATTTACTTTATTATTTGACTTGTTTGCCGATGTTGGATTCTATATTATTCACAGAAATTTCCACGAAACCCCATTTCTACGTACATTTCATATTCCTGATCATCATAAAAACACAGGAAAACAGAACAAGTTAATGGCATATGAGACATATACAATTTCTTTAGTGGAAACATTGTCAATTGCATTAACATACTTTCTTGGTTTTGGTGCACTCGTTTTAATATATGGTGAATTGTCAACATTAATCGTATCTGTTATGGTTACGTGGATGCATACGATTGAAATGTTGGGTCATACAGAACTATCGTGGACGCCAAAATTTACTTATAATAGAATACTACATGACATCCTTGATATCTCACTGACAAGTAAAGATCACTTAATTCATCACATATATCCGGCGACAAACTACAGTAAACGCACGCGACTAATGGACTATGTATGTAACACATATCGTGGCAACCTATAATGTGTATTTATATATACCAAATGGATTATGTTCAGGTTTGTCCTCAATTATATCTTTGAGAAATTCCGTTGCCATGTTGAAAATGTCGTTTCCAATGAAATTAAGTTTATCCTTGTCTATAAATTTACCAAATGACTTGTTCATGCAGCCAGGTGTTATGATAAGGTTTTTGGGATGATTTAGTTTTCCTGCAATCTTTTGTGGTAAAATGTGATCTATGTTAAATTCCCATTCAACCACTTTTGGCATCGAATCCGTTATTATTAATTGCTTTCTGTACCACGCTAAACTAGGATATTTTTTATATTTCAAGTAATATTGATCAAACAATAGAATTATTTTTGGTATATTGCCAAGATACAACGAATCACGTTCTTCATTTGTTAATGTTGTTGTGATGCGTATAGCAGGCATCTTTATTTGTAATATACAAAAATCGAATCTCAGTAATTTTTATTTAGTGTAAATAAATGGAATTGAATTTTGAATCGACAAGTGCACTTGTTGGAATTGCTATAATTTTTGTCGTTTTATGTATAGTTATACTAACAATTGCTCGCAGAAGTTATATTGTCGCGCGCGAAAGAAGACGCATGGCGGGGTTTAAACAAGCCACGGAACATCAGCAGGTTCCGAGTTGTTCAACTGCAGCTCATACAAGAGCGCACCCAGGATCTGATCATCTAAGGCGGAGATCATCGAGACAGCATTTTATTGCAAATTTAGCACCGTCGGTGCCTCCGACGCATACAACTGCACCAAGACAAGTGACAGATAATCCATTTTTCCCAACTGGCCTACGTGCATGGTAAACTACGCAGACATGTTCATGTGAATTTTGGAATGGCAGTTGTAGTTATTGAGGATAATGTCATCTGACGTTACGTCATAGATTGTTTTTGGTGTATTGTTAATGTTGATTGTTGGGAAGTCATATGGCTTTCGTGTTAGTTGGATCTTAAGTGCATCAATATGGTTGGTATAAACATGTGCGTCTCCAATAACATGAATAAACTCACCTGGTGTTAGATCCGTGAAATGAGCAATTAAGCAAGTAAGTAATGCATAACTTGCAATGTTGAATGGAACACCGAGGCCAATGTCAGCGGATCGTTGATACATTTGGCATGAAAGTTTCCCATTATTAACGTAGAACTGACACATAAGATGACATGGGGGAAGCGCCATTTTTTTAAGAGCACTTGGGTTCCATGCAGTCATGATAATGCGTCGTGATGTTGGGTTGTTCTTAATTTGATCAATGACATCTTGAAGTTGATCAATGCCATGTGCATCATATGAATCATGCATAGTTTTATACTCTGCGCCAAAGTGACGCCATTGGAATCCATACACTGGGCCAAGATCACCTTCTTCATTGTCTTCAAGTCCAACCGAGTCGAGAAACGTCCGTGATCCATTTCCATCCCATATTTTTACATTTTTAGCCGCAAGTTCGTTGGCATTTGTACTTCCACGGATAAACCATAGTAGTTCTTCTACGATTCCCTTCCAGTATGTTCGTTTGGTAGTAAGTAGTGGAAAATGCGTGGAAAGATCAAATCGCATTGTTTCTCCAAATAAACTAACCGTACCCGTACCTGTTCTATCATTTCGATACTCACCATGTTCAAGTACTTTACTGATGAGTTGAAGATACTGGTATTCTTCATGAATAACTGATCCAGTATATGTATGATATGAACACATGATATGATTTTCTTTTGTAACGTACGATGAGTTTGACTTGGTAAATGTGGACTCAAGTTGATCTGCGGTTAATGGAAAGAATGTATCGGAATTGTCAAATGCAGATGGTGTATGAGTATCAGACACAAATGTCATGTGAATCTTATCTACAACTCCAAGATCAAGTGCATTTTTATAAATATAAGACCCTCCAATGATATAAATGGTTTCTACGTCTGAAATAGTTTTAAGTTGATCAATTGCCGACTCAACAGAAGAGGAAACCCCTACATCATGGGGTAGGTTGTAAAATTTTTTTGCATCTTTGTTTCGACTAATTACAATATTATACCGATTTGGCAGACGCTTTCCAATACTTTGCCATGTCTTTGCCCCCATGATTACAACATTTTCACAAATCGGTAGTTTTGTCGATGTTGTAAGCTGTCTGAAATTATGCATATCTGCCTTGCTATTCCATGGTATCGTGTTATTTAAACCAATAGCAATACGACCATCTGAACATTTTGCACCGGCCACTACAATGCAAACTTTTTCGTCAGACATACGGATAATGGTGTATACGCATATACTATTATTGAAATACTATTTTATATTGTATATAATAAACAACACAACAAGATAATGTCACTACATCCATCCGCGATCGATATGTCTGATTATATGGGATTTGCTGCTGGTGGTTCAGCGTCGCTACACCCGGTAATGCGTCCACAGTTTCAGCAAACTCGTCATGCACAACCATCGAATATGCAGCGTCCAATTAACATTGTACCTACAAAGCAGGTGGCCGAAGTAAAGCAGCCATTTGTTGCATCCCATCCACAATCTGCCCCAAATCAGCGCGTACAGTCGCGCCATCCACCCCGTGCGTCCCTTCTTGCTGTACGTAAGGCGGCGATGGCAAAGCCAGTTGCCCCTGTTGCACCAGCTACCCTAACCGAGTCGTCTCTAATGGGCCCACGTCTAGATCACGTCGAGAAGACACTAAAGGAGGTATGTGAGAATATTACTGCCGTAGATAACAACCAGACTCGGGTGGAGGAAGTGGTTAACACTTCGTGGCTGGTTGCCGACGTAGTATGTGATACTACCGAGTACATTACAACAAATGATAATCACGAAGAGGCTGTTACGAATACACCAGCCACTGTAGTACCTTCTAAACAGAAGGTTAGTGTCACTTACCCCATGGTTGAGAGCGTTGTCGATGGAAATGAAGTATTTCTAATGCGTCGTCGTTCCGTGGATCCAGAGACTGCGGAAGTTGTTGCGTCGTGGATTGTTGTATATAAGCCATCGGGTACCATTGAAGCAGCCGATTGTGACGTTGCGTATGTTACAAACTTTTCGTTTTGGTAAAAATATATAAATAAATATATAAATTGTTACATTTTATTTTTTCGATATATTATACCAAAAAAATATAATCAGTTTTTTTTGTATATATGATTAGTTCCGACGAACAAGCTGATAAACAGCGGTTTTGTCATCCATCGGTGCATACTCCTCGTCATCTGAATAATGACGCCGATTTGTCATTTCAACGCGCGAGCGAGAAGACCGTTTGCGGTCCTTCTCGTGACGATGTGAACGATTGTCACGGTTCCGATCACGGTCGCTCCCACGGTGATCATCATCACGACGACGCGATTCGCGATGGTCATCACCGCGACGGAGCGACTCGCGGTGCTCAGTCGGAGCAGATGGAGCGACTGGCTCGGGTACTGGAGCCGGGGCGGGTGGGGGTGTTGGTGGAACTGGCACTGGTTCTTGAGGAGTTGTCTTCTTCTCCTTTTTAACCTTTGTGCGAATTGTAATCATCTCCTCTTCCTCGTCGGAAGACGATTCGACAACTTTATCTGCCTTCTTTTCGGTCTTTTTTGACTTTTTCTTTTTCTTCTCAACTGGGACGGGATTCTGGTACATACCATGTGGTTGATGTGGAACAGGCATTGGATACCCAGGTGGTCCACGTGTTCCTCTCTGATACATCTGCCCTGGATATGGGGATGGCATATATGGACCATTCCCCGCCCGGGGTGGCATCTGCATAGGCATTCTATGTTGTGGAATGCGCGGCTGGAGTTGTTGTGCCGAACGATTGAAAATGCGTCCGCAGTGTTCGCACTGTTCTGCACCCGGTGGAACTTCGTTCCGACACGATCGGCAGATTTCTGGCATATTTTGTGGTCTGTACATACTGTGGTGGTTTGTTGTTTATTTATACAATATAAAAAATATTTTTACTTATAATGTAATCGCACTCAACTGATTAGAACCAGCAAGAGTAACACGTGCTGGCATAATAGTCGTCATTGCTAGGAAATCGTCTGCAAGTGACAATGTTGTTGTAATGCATGCAACGTATGAAGTTGCATTTAGTACATTTAACTCAAGGAGACGCGATGTTATGAATAGTGTAAGAACGACAATTCGTAGAATTGGTAGGTTACTGAACACTTCTTGTGCACGGACAAGTGTATGCATATTAACAATACCGCGTTCTTTTACAAATGGCACAAGGATTCCGATAGTGATAATATTCATAAAGAATAGTAAAAGTAAAGCAGACGTCGACATGTATACATCCGTTGCAACCTCATAAATATAAGCAGCCGGTGAAATCATAGCCGTGATAATTTGACGAATCATAATACGTCTTAATTCCGGACGAATTGCTGTAAGTATTGCAGGTATATCAATTCGATTTTGTATGGTGGTTGTTGATGTACGTACAACAAATACAGGTCGTCTACATAATGGACAATGACTGTTTTGTGCTAGCCATCTGTCAATGCAATGAGTGTGAAATGTATGATTGCATTCTAATGTACGGGTTCCCAATACAACATGTTCACCTTCTGGTGCTTGGGACAATTGTGTCATACATATCGTACATTCAGGATCTCCATCTGAACTAGTACTGTTATCGTGATTAACGCTTTCTGTTATATGTTGTACTTCTTCGTCAACTAGAATTTCTCGACTGGTATTGCTTATTGAATCTATATCGGGACATGCGTCAAAATCAGGTTGACCAGCTATTCTTGTGCTAAACATATCAATAGCAACCTCTTCGTTTGACATTACTGGATATTATTTTAAATATAGATAATAAAATGACAACAACCGCATCTCGGTTAAGGTTTCTGTTTTATATTGTTATATTTGGAATATCTGTCTATTTTATACATAGATATTCTTCTCGTCATGGAAGTGGAGCACATGGGAGTACGGAATTTGTCGTGGATGGTATAAAATATCATGTAAAACAAATAAATGGACATGACAATAACTGTATGATGAGAGCAATTGCTGATCAATACAACAGAACCCATACCGATACGGTGCATCATTCTGATATACGACGAACAATAACACGTGAAATTGAAAATAAGCCAGATATATATGAAAAGGGTGCACGAACCGTATCTGTTGATGACATGAAAAAGTCGGGAACATTGGGAGGTCATATGGAATTGGTTGCTGCTGCTAATTATTTCAAACGACCTATTTATGTAAATGATGTATCTGTTGGAAATGTCGTAAAAATTCCTCCGAAAACTCCGAAACATTCTACTCCATGGGTATTGCAGTTTACATCAGATGGTGGGGATAGTGGACACTATGAATCTTTAGTAAAACAATGATTACGAATTTTGTGATACAACTAACCTATAGGTAACACCACCTTCAGTTACCCCACCCATACTACGTCTATCTATTTCAATTAGGTCACCTATCTTGAAATGACAGAATATTGCCATTGCATCGGTTGATAGCATCAGTGGGAAATTTTCCGGCTTTGCAGTAAACGAATTGATAATTACATCAGCCTGTTCTTTGTCAATATATGTATGCTTTGATACGAGCGTGTGTTTTGTGATATTGTATGAAATTTGTTTATACGTAAGGAATTCAACATGATCCATTTTATGAGCAGGTCTTGATGACGTGCCTCCATGTACACTTACAAGGATAATGTGAACATTGTCCGGCGTTGCATCTAACTTTTCAAGCAAATCTCGTACAATTTTCACACCAACTTTCAGCTCGTTGAAAAAATAAATAACTGAATCTGGTCGGCATCGATTTGAGAATGAACCAGTCAGTAACGGGGTGGTGTTCTCCATTGCGTATTCAATTGCACTATATGATGTAACGTCTCCTTTGATATAGTCGTATCCCCGAGCACTTAGCATTTCCTTTGCTACATTTGCACAATTAAGTAGCGTGTCTTTTTTATTAAGGATACCCGCACCCGCGGTTGTAAATAGGGCAGTGTCAAAGTCCATTTTTAGTATAAGATTACAGATACACAATCTGACAGTTATAAGTTAAATAATTCTAATGTCTTAACTGGATCCATTGGAAATTCATACATACTTACGATACCCTTTTTAAGATTAATAATCTTAAGTTTCTCCCTTGCAAAAATGGCAGGAAGAGATAGACGAGCTTTTGTTTGATATGAAATATCGTCATCAAAAATACATTGATAAATAACACCATTGCCTCTGGCAAAGTATTTTGCTTTGTAGGTTAGCGTCTCGCTACGAGTGAACGATACATGACCATTATAGTCGATAATATTGTCTGGGATCGCTTCGTGCAATGTGCGTTCCATTGTAATGGCAATACTATCTCGTACCCATTTTTCGACTGGAACATGTAATTGAGTTTTGTTATGAAACCCTTGCCATGAGTTTAACAATACAGCAAGTGTCATCCAATCTGAAATTCCAGTAAGATCAAATAAACTCGAGTAGCTTGATTTCAGCAACTTTTGTGCAAAACCAGGCAATAAATCATATTCACGGGTTCCCTTTGGTGGGAGATCGTGAATATCTTCCAGATACTTTCGTTTCCTTTTGGCAGTTGGGATTGGCCCTTTTACGAAATCATGCATACGTACACGTCTCGTATGTGCATATTCATTGCGTATCATCGCATATGTCAAATAATGTGGTGCGGTTGATCCTTGGAAATTGCCAATAATGATTTCCTGATCATCTGGAATTTGTTCTGGTGTTACTAGACAATTCATTCCAACAAACTGAATGTGCCCCTGTGTGCGATATTCCCGCCCAAGTGGTTCCCAGTGAGATTTATTTGAAACAATTTGTTTCTGTGGGTTAATATTGGGTGCTCGTTCGCGCGTTGGTACTTCTTCCTTTTCTTTTTCCTTTTCTTCTTCTTCTTTCTTTTTATTAATGAGTTCAGTTTCGACCGAACTATCAATAACACTCTGTGCGCTTTCAATTGTTCTGTCCTTGTCGATTAAATTTAGGTAATCTGGATCTTTCACAACTACTTTTGCAAACTGAAGATGGATATTTTCACGATCAGCAAGGACAAGTAATCTGTGTTTAGACCGAGTAAGTGCTACATGTAGTGGATTTGCAGCGGAAGTTGCACCCATTCCAAGAATAATTGTAGTTTCCGATTCACTTCCCTTGCTTGAATGCCATGACATTACATGAACATTTGAAAATTTTTTATTTTCAATACAATCATCAATGTGAACATATATGCCATATCCATGCCGTGCAAGTTCATTCACAAGTTGACGTATCTCGACATTTTTGCGGCGATGAGCTGCTAAAATATGGATTGTTCCGGGAGCGGAAACCGGGTGATGTTTTAGTAGCCATTGGATCGCAATATCAGACCATAGATTTTTGTGACAAATTTGCACATCAACTTTTTCATTTGTGACTTTTGTATTACCCGGTACAATCTGTACCGAATCTTTATTAGAAAGAGCATTTGATAACCATGTGACACATGGTGTCAGTCTAAATGAAACAGATAGTTCCGCTTTGGCAAATGGTACACCAAAATTTGTATCTGGGTCATTAATAAACCCAAGTACAGCGGGATCATCTGGGTCATAGTCATAAAGCATTTGTTCTGGATCACCAACCAAACCAATGTGTATAGCTGAAAAATCGGGAATGAGTAGATGAAGAAAATCAAAATACACTTGTTTCATATCCTGGGACTCATCAATGATTATATTTTTGTACAAGAATGGTTTTGGTGTAGTGTTTGTAACTAACCTCGATAGAGTAGTGTCGTCTCTGCAATGTGAACAATATTCAGATGCCAGACCATGAAATGTATATGCAATCGATGTAGAATGGATTGCTTTTAGTTTCTCTGCGAGTTCTTCCTGAAGTGGCTTATTGTATGTAATAATACAAATCGGTTCTGTTGTATTTTCACAAATTTCCAAAATAACCGTACTTTTTCCTGCACCCGCCACTGCAATTACACGGAGATTGTGCCCTTGTTTCCATAAATCTAGTGCATTTTGTTGTTGTGACGATAAACTATATTTTGGCATGAAACTATTTACATATACTTTACAAAAAGTAGACTATAGTTAGACAGGTTCCCCTAGCACGTTTGATTTCCTTTTATTGGACTCGTGTTTAGAGAGTAAATTAACTATATTAATATCTAGGATTTTTAATTCGTTTTCGCGTTCGTTAAGAACCGAGAGATTCTGTTGAGAACTCGTATCAATGTGAGTTGGAAAGCACCGTTTAATATCATCGGACGGAAGAGGTTTGAATGGTTTACTGTCCATTCTCTTTCTGCATTGCATACCGTCTACGATTTCTTTTGAAAAGCAACATTGTTTTATGCCATGTGGTGTAATTAGGAAATAAATATATCCGTCTTTATGATCTTTTCGCTTACCTGCACATGTATTACAACCTTTGCCCTTTGCTGCAACTTTGATGGTTTTTCGTTTATGATCCATTTGAATGCATTCCGCCGAAACAATCACCTCACTGTGAAACTCTGGAAATAATGTCCGAATTAAACGTTGAATATATCTTGCAAATCCAATATCAACCGGGATAGTGTTTTTATTCTTTGAACCCCATAGTGAGCCACTTGCTTTGATTTTTTGGTCAACGTGCTGACAGTGAGGTGTTCCCACTGGATAACATACTTTGGTACTATCTGATTCCGTCGACGTTGTTTCTGATGCAGTATAATATATGGAAGATATCGAAGATGCGATCATTAGATTGACCCCTGGGATACCTGATACATCTGTAATATGTGGAGATAATTCGTTTTCTTCAAATTTGACATGATGCGTAATGAACCAGGTCAATTGTGGAGAAAATACCTTCCCTGAACCATTGCAAATCATGCAATTTTCCCGCTCATTCTTTGTACTACATGCGGTACATGCTGGAGTTGAACTACTATATGGCATTAGAATGATAGGATGACCTTTTTTTGGTAGATATTTTGACGGATGTGTGAATATTTCTTTCCATCTATAAGATGCCGATTTAATTCCATCTTTTCCCGAGAAAATTGCGGCAAGACGTGTTACAATGATTGCTGCATCGCGTGGACTTAACAGAAATTTAGGCCAAATAAATCGAGCTCTCTGTGTTTTGTCTGTCAAAATAATACATTCATCTGTTTTATCTGTTGTTGCAAATTCATCCAGTACGGTTTTCATGAGTTTAAGTAATTGAAGAGGAGACAAAATATCTCCTGGAAGTTTCACATCCACGTAAAATTTATGACAGTTCGCTGTTAAATGCTCGTACATTTGATGAGACGGGTGTCTTGTATTTCCATCATTTCGGATATCCGTGAGATATGACGAAACTACGGTCACATATGATTCATGTGTAGGAAATCTCATGTGAGAATCTTTATTGTTTGATGTGAATGTATGCGTTGGACATGCGGTTGAATGTTTATCAAGTTTATGATGAATCAGATCCTGTAACGCCGCCCGAACAACAGACATATAGTTAGTGGCACCCGATCTGCTATACTATTTAAAATACAAAATGGAGTTGTACAACACACAATATTATTGAACTTTCCACTTTTGATTACACTTAGCACATGTAAAGAACATAGTAGTTCCTTCATCTGCGGAACGAGTTTGTGCCATTGCCATAAGAATTTCAGAACTACCACATTTTTTACATGTAATCGCAGCCTTTTGTTTCATGGCAGCAACACTGCCTTCTTCCACTTTGTCGTACAACATCTTGAGCGAATTATCATATTGCTCACGTTCATCGTTCATAACTTTTTGCAAAACCGGGCCACGCATATGTTCATCGGAAATAAATGCAATTATTGTCGGTTGGATATTGGAGTTGGGCATGGTGTATTGAGCCATTGTTGGGTGCGTTGTATCATTGCTTAGATATTTTAGAACATGTTGTTGTGGTAGAAATGCAATGTTATGACAAACGCGCTTGGCGTTACGAATATATTCTTCCTTGTTTAACGGATTTTTCGTGTAAATCGACATTTCAATTTGCTCGTGTTGTGACAAAGTATATGATGGTAACATATCATTAAGCATATCACTGCATGATAGTCGTACTGCTCTTGAAATTGTCATTGTTGTGTTATAAAATACAGATATCTAATCTGATATACAATCCATATGTTAACTTCTTGTTTATCAAAATCATTATGTAAAGTATTATGTGACATGGATTGGGATCCATTGTCATCCGATTTTGATAATGTAAGCAGTACAACAATGCATTTGTATAACCCAAATGTCCGAGACATTGTATCACATAATTGTAATGAGATCATGGCCAATGTTCTTACATTAACAGAAACGTCAAGTAAGTGGAAGTACACTCATCCAATGTCGTCTGTTTTTCATGGTGAGTGCAAAATGCCACTTCGCAGTGAGGTAACCCCGTATTTACATCAAAAGTATGTCCTTGACAATATTTACGACGAAGAAAACCAAACTTTTGCATCGGCAACAATTCAATCCCCATGTGCGTCGGGTAAATCTTTATTGTCATTGTTAATTATTTCAAAGGTAATGGAAGTTACAGGAGCATGTGCTTTATATGTTACCATTAATTCAACCGCAATTGCACAAGTCGTAAACCAAGCAGTTAAGTTTTTCCATATTTCAGCGGATGAAATTCTGGTACTTGATAATGCAGAATCATGCAATCCGTCACATTTGGTAAATCGAAAGTATAAACTTGTTATTGCAACATACCAGTTACTAACGGCATCTGAGCATCCAGATGAATCCAAGCACTTTTTTGATTTGTTATTTTGTATGATTACATTTGGTGTTGTTATTTTAGACGAGGCACACTACTCGTCTGCAAAAAATTATAAGCAGATTTATCGTATAAAGTCGGCCCTTCGATATGGAGTATCTGCAACATTGAAACGTATGGATAATTTACTTGTTCATTTGACAGAATACACTGGGCCATATAAGATAAAAATCGATCGTGATACTTTAATCAAGCAGAATTTAATTCCAGACGTATCGTTACAAGAAATTCATATTGACGAACCTGTACATAAGGATCGACTAATGTCAGTGCGAAAGATGGAACTGTTCTATGATATATTGCAACGACACATTGGACAAAAACAAAGCATAATTGCATTTTTTGAAACGATTCATGAACTTGACAACACATATAACTGCATTCGTGACATTCTGGTAGATAATGGGATCGGAGATGTATTATTGCCAACAATGAAGGGTGATACGGATAGTACAACTCGCATGGCATTAATAACAGAATTTCGCGAACGTGTCCATAATAATAAACCAGTTGTATTGTTTTTGTCTTCTGTTGGAAATGCTGCATATGACTTCTTATGTGAAGTGGTGGTGCAGATTCGTTGTTCCGATGGATCGGGCACAATTGCTGCGCAAAGAATTGGACGAGCCCAGCGGTATATTAAAAAATCAACAAAACATGTTTCATATACTCTTGTTGCAACCGGAACATCCGAACTAAAACATGTGCAATCACGTCGTGATTTTCTTGATCTAGACAATTATTATACAAAGCTAATACAGTCTTCAATGATCAATACATTTACACCAGTAAATGTACACGATCACTTTGTAAAATTTGTTATGAAACTTGGCACAAAACATCAAAAACGACAACGTTCTACTAATAGTGACAAAAGGATAAAGAAACAACCAAAATTTTCTGCGCTAAAGAAAAAACTTGGAAAGCATTAACCATATGTTATCAAACTCAATAAATCCGATGATTTCCAATAAGACAACAGTAGAAGAAGTTACTGTGCAACTTGATGAAGTTGCTGAATCAATGCGTCAAAATGTGCAATTTGCAATGAGAAATCTTGAATCAACGAGTCAGCTCGCGGATCGAACAGAAACATTGTCCGCAAATGCAAACCATTTTACACGAACCGCTCGTGGGGTTCGGCGAAAAATGTGGTGGAAAAATTGTAAATATACGCTGTATTGTATACTTGTTGTGTTTATTCTTGGTGGAGGGGCTGCATTGCTTGCACAGACAATTAAAGAAGAATCATCGGTACCAAACCCACCGAGTCCTCCTGGTGATACAATATAGATTACAAATCGTAAATAGTCTCCAGTTCTGCCCGTGTATTTACGGTTTCAACGCGTTTAACTTCCTGTGCATCGTTCTTTGCATCGAATGATGCAAGTGCTTGCTCAACGCGCTTAATCTCAAGTTGTTTTTTTTTCTGATTAAGTTCGTACTCTTGTGCTACTGCTTCTTCCTTTATTCGAACGGCATTTTCATGTTTTCTTAATTCATCGGCTGCAGCATCCTGTTGTCTAATTCTCAATGCAAATTGAGTTTTCGTTATAGCATCCAATTCATTTTCCTGTGCAATTTTATCATATCGACTCGTACTACTCATTCGCGATAAAACTTTAGTTGGATTGGGTCGTTTTTGTGCCACACTTTCCAAAAACTTTTGCTCGGTTGTTACCGAGGTTGACACAAACATTCTAAATAATACAAATCCCGACACAATCCCTGCCCCAATGCCAGGAATTGTTCCAAACATTATCCACACAACCATCGTTACCACAAATGCAAGTGTAACAATACCCACATTTGAACGCGATGATGCCATCCGTTTTACTATATTGTATATATAAAATATCTATGGTATATGAAGCAATCGATGATACACTTATACACTATTCATATAATAAATGTAATGGAAAATACCTATCAGTGATTATGATACATGACATTTTTGCATCTAAAGAGTCATGGTTTTATTTACAACAACATTTTACAAAAAACAACAGAACAAACATTGCAATTGATATCCCTGGGTTTGGGTCATCTCCAACACTCACTACCAAATATGATTATTCCTATCGTTCCCTTGCGGTAATAATAAGTTTGTTGTTAACAAAACTAGCAATTGGACAATGTGTAATCATTGGGCATGGCACTGGTTGTATAATTGCCGGGTCATTGTCAACCATATCCGCAAACATAAAGGGTATTGTTATGATTTCACCAAATTTTGACACTCCACCTAGCTATTTAAAAGTTGCTCCGAGTTGTTTTGTGTCTAGTTATGTATCTAGGATATGTAAACAATATTACCAATACAATCGCCTATCATCACTTCATGAACATGAAATCATTGTAAAGCCGTTTAAAACTCATTTCGTAAACTCATATCGTCGTGATGTAATTGAACGTATGATATATGCAGTTGAATCACCTTACTCTGATATTATTGAAATGATATTTTGTCCATTATTCACAATTGCACCGTCAAAAGAAAAACATGCGATACACTCTAAAATATTAACAACATTGGCGGACGCTGGGTCATCGTTTAAATTCGTTGATCATGTTGGTAACTTTATGCATCACGAAGCACCTGAACTTATATTTACATACATATGTGAATTTATAAAACAGATAACACAGTCTGACATGTCAGTATAAATATTTATATTTTTTCACATGTAAATATAAATATGACAAACTCATCTGAGGGAATTCCTGTTCCCGCAGAATCTGACGCTCAGAAATCGTATCGGCAAGACATGGAGCGGAAAGAAACCTCTAAAATTGCAGGGGATGATATTTGGAACATTTTGTATTATGCAGGGATTGTGTTGCTTGGTATTATCGTAATGATGGTGATTAATAGTGAAGGATTTCAATTTTTAATGGCAGCCCTTGGGAAAATGGTAGGTGCCGCTGCAAGTGTAATGGACTTTATAGGTAAAAATCCATGGCTATTATTCTTGTTACCGTTGATTGCTCCATTGTTTAAGTTTTTAACTTCAATGGGAAGTAAGTTCGGTAGTGCCGAGGGTAAAAGTCAGAAAAATCTTGTAGACAAGTTGTTTTCTGATCCAAAATTCCGTGGTCGTAATGAAATGTTTTCTCAACGAGTACGGGCGTCATATGAAAAGTTCACACCAGAACAACGGATGTATTTGGATGCTAAATTAAAAACGATGAACAGGCCAATTGATAAAGTAGAAATTGCAGACAAGATAGAAAAAGCGTACCCAGATGCAACGGCGGAAGTTAAAGCAAAGCAATATGCAAAAGAAATTATAATTCAACAGAAAAATAAAGCAAATCAACTGTTTGGAGATATGGTAACTACAATGGCACCGGATTCGATTTATCTGGAACCAAGTAACTTATTTGTAGAGGGTACACTAAATAGCGCTCAAAATGCGGGTGATATGCTGCGATCGGGAAAATCAGTATCTAAGGTTGATGCACATAATGTATTTCTAGCAGTTGCTGCTCTCGAAAAGGTAGAGGGGCAGTTGAAAAAATCATACGGCGATGCATTTGAAACGATGAAAGCGGATATAGAAAGTACTGGTAGAGCAATGGAGGCCGAAATAGAGCTAAAAACTAGAATTTCTGTAATAAATAATACAGAATCAATCGCGGTCGAAGTCAAAGATGGTAAACCGAATACACGTGTAAAACTCGACCCTGATGCAATTCTTGAAATTGTTCACCGAAGGGCAATAACTAAGTTAACTGCAAATGGAGAAAATATTTCTGATTTGAAACAAGCGCAGGTTAATGCCGCGATTGAAGCGGAACTTAAAATAACTCTCGGCGATTTAGACCCAGAACTTGAGTCAAACCAGACGAACGCAGGTGTAAAAAAGGGTGACCCAACAGATGGCGGTAAGAAGAAGGCAATAATGTCATTTAAACCACCCGACGCGTATTCAAATGCAGTTAAAAAGACGAGTTGGTGGTCTAATCCAAAAACAACAAATTCCTTCGGAGATATTCCACCATTCACACGGAACATACCACGATTCAAACTGTAAAAATCAGATTTATATATGTCTACTAGTAAAGATATACCAATGTCTGAGCCTCGTCCATCCCGTGAAGAACTTCGTCGCCGCCTTCGCGAAAAGACATCGGCACGTAATCGTGCCGGTCCATCAAAGACAAAGGATAATGTTCCATCAAATCTCGGTAAGAATATAGACATGGCATCTATGATGATGTCAATGGGGATTGATGATCCAGCTCTTATTAAAGAACTTGCATCCACCAATAACCCAAAGGCTATGCTATCCAAACTTGGTTCGATGGTGGAGAGTATGCAAACTGCCGAAGATACAAAGGAGTACGAAAAAACATGTGCACCGTCGCATATTGTACCAGAAGTTTCCGACGATGAAGAAGTACCCGATCTTGTTCTGGTATAGACATTTAATGTGATATTTTTTATACTCGTTATTGTAAACACTATGCCTGCAAGTAGTAAAAAGGTAAATCATCTTGTCGAGCAATTTGATCGCGAGTTGGCAGTTGCAAATACTATGCCGGATAAGACAACATATGTGCATCCAATTGCACCTGCGACGTCGCGTGCTGTTAATAATTATGAAATGGATGGCGATGAGCGGTTGCTTGTAATTCAGGAAACAGTAGAAACAAAAAATGTAACAGAGATTGAGTATGACCCAGACAAAGCATCGGCAGATGAAGTACTTGCAGAGTACATTGAAAATAAAGAAGCGATTTTACAGGATAAGATTTATGATACCGCCATGAGTAACGTTTTATTCACCTCTGTGATGTTTATGACAGTTCTTTCTGCATTAATGGTTGTAATTGTTTATATCAGAAGACGACAGATGGCACGATCATCTCGCATGTCTGCCTATCCTAGATCAATGCCACCTAGTATCGGAATGCAGCGCGTTCCAACAATGATGTAATTTTAAAGTTGTAAATATAAATGATAACCGATAGTGGAAGATGGGTTCCAATATCCATGAAAAATGTAGTAAAACCTGCATTTCCACATGGTGCAATCATTGATCTTAACAATAGTAGTATAAGCATTGAAAATTACAGGATATATACACACGTAAAAGTAAAGAGACACAAGTATGGTCGTGAAACGATTATTACTTTTCTAAACAAACCTGGCTTTAAAAAGGCGTATAAATTCCCAGTGAGAGTGATGCATCTCACAAATGGTGAGATGTACATGGAAACGACAGTTCCACCACTTAATAAAACTTATGATATTCCTCACGCAACACCGGACGCATTTTAGCGCTAATATGATGTGGGTGATACTTTTGGTATCCTACGTAAAGGAACAGTGACACAACTAGCCATGCTGGATGGTATACAAAGGACGCCGTGATATATCCCGAAAGTAGAATGTTTGTAGAATAGTTGAGTGGTTCGGTGAATAAATCACCTCGTGCCCCATTGATTGATGAAAATGGAAGAACAAAGTAACCAAGAAGACGTACAATTGTACCCACTTGGAGGAGTATCCATGCGTTTGGATAATTCCGTGGATGAACAAGGAAGACACGCACACATTCCATAATACGAATGATTCCAAAGATCCCAAACCCAGGAACGGTAATGTGTTTCACTCCATATACTCCCGGTGTAAGTACAAATCCGGTCGGGATGTTGTTTATGAGAGCAATACCCGCCGAAAAGTAAGCAAGAATGTATTTTTCTGGGTATAAGATTGCAAACATACCAAGTGTTAATTCAATTGCTGAACCAATCCCATGCAACATTACGTAAAGTGAAACGTTATGAGCAATGTATTTTTTATGTGCCCGGTCAACGACTCTGCGTTCAACATAGTAGGTTTTGATTAAAAAGTAAACTGTGACTGCATAAGTATTTAGGCAAATGAATGGTTTCATTTCTTCTACCATGTAATCTGTGTTTGGTGTAAAATGATTTGGAAACTGTTTGAAGTTTTGAAACAAATATCCAAGATAATTATAAAGTCCACCAATTTTCCATGCAGAAACGAGAAGAGCGAGCAGGATACCACCGAAAAGTCGATCATATACGACTGACATATTTGTTGGCTCATATATATCGGGTTTGATCGAACCATTTGGTCGTGTTAGTTTTGGTGGGTACATCATATGATACATTGCAATTGCAGGTAAACATCCAAGTAATGTACTTGGTGAAAGTACAAATGCCATGGTAATGTAAAACCCGAGATATGATGAAAATGTTGTACATAGCGGATCCACTTCCGCGAGCAGAAGTTTTGGACCATTGTGTCGTGCATGTGACACGTAAGGTGTCACAAAGTATGAAAGTAAACGAATCGTAATATTGACATACGTAACAGTCCATACTGCAAATGAGTTGTATGGATTTGACAAACTCTTAATTGCTTCGGTAAGAACAAAGAATCTATAAAGATGATTTAATGCAAGACGCATGTACCATGGTCCCATAAAGTAAACGATTTGCTTTTGGTGAGTTGTTGCAATTGTAAACATGATGAAGAATGAGGTAAGCCAGTTTACATTGTAAAATACGGAGAGGAAACCGAGCGTTAATTCAATAACATTGTAAATTGATGATGTGTTCGTAAGAAACTCACCGTAATCAAGTTTGAGGATTGCATACAATCCAATTAGATACATCCCTGTAGTAAAGAATGGATTCAGTGTTTGATTGTATTCAAACTTACTTGTATAAATATTTGGATAGTTTGAAATTGTTGTTGTAATAAAAGCGTTTAAATCACTTACCGAGTAATACTGCAGCGTAATGAATAAACATATGGTTAACAGTGCAGTATCACAAGTTGTGTGCGATATCATTTTACTGTAGCGACAAAAAATAATATATTTGAAATTGAAATTCATGCAATATTAAGTTCAGAACCAACTAATATATCACCACTAAAAGACGCAATATTATCAGATGGAAGTAGCTTATCTGGCGTGGGGCGGGGTGTGTGTTCGATGACTGGTGGTGTGGTTGTGAGATCAGGTTCTTGATGTGGGACCTCATCTGTTGGAATAGACTCTGTGTTCTCACTGTTTTCTAATTCAATCATCTGCTGATCGGCTAACATTGCTTCTGGATCAGTGTCTTCTGGAGTATAACTGTCGAAACTGGCACCAAAAAGTGGTGCAGAACCATTTTTCCACCTTAGAAGAAATAATATCATCATTACGATTAGTATCGCAACTGCGGCGATTAGAATTCCCAAAATGACTTGTGTTGGGGTGACTCTCATTGTTTATTTTTACAATATAAAATTATGAAAGTCTTTAATTTAGACAACTTTTACTTCGAACGATTGCACGGCAACATGTCCCGGTGGTACTTGCGGTGCAGTTTGCTGTGGTGGTGGGTTACAATATACATTTTACAAAATACTACTAGTAATAACACTCCTTGTAATCATCTGCATTCATTGTACCCATACTTTGGTTGCACTGACTACAGATATAAAAGAGATTACTTTGTGAGTTGCCTCCGCCGTTGTGAAGCGATGTCTTATGAGCAAGGTGACAATGCTTGCGCTCCGACTCCCTGTTACAAATGGGACAGACAATACTTAGTGTTTTGTAGCCTTTTACTACAATACACGAATTCTCCCAAATTTGTTCGCGAATTGCCTTGGGGATATTGATACGTTCGGTTGGCTCGGTTGGTGTTGGTGCGCGTGTCTTTTTTTGAATATGTTTGGCGCGTAGATACTTGCGTTTTTCAGTATAATTAAGGCGAATCTTAAGTCTACGTGAGCGATGTTTATACATATGAATAATTTTGTGTGAGATATATCAAAGAATGAGTACAACGAATACCTTTACGAACAATCTTTCGAGAACATTAAAAGAACTGGTGAATGATCCATCTGGTAATATGAAGAAGCTAACTGAAGTTATGGGAACCGAAGGTGGTGTTGTATGCGATGCGTGTTTTTGCTGCTATCGCGCAATTGATATCAACGAAGTAACCCTTTGTTGTAACAAAAAGGGGCAGTGCATTTGCCTAACTCACGAATGCTGCATTGACATGTCACTTGCGCCATATGCGTTTGAAGTAACAAAGACGGATGATAGCATCACCGTTGGAGTAGGCATTTGCCTACTTGGACTAACCCGTGATTTCAAGAACCCATGCTTTGGTACCGACAAGTGTCTGTGCTGTCGTAATACATATCAGATTCTTCCTACCGAAACCATGGGAGATTTACTCCCATCGCCACTGTGTGCATGCTGCTTTATTGAGTGCATCCCATCGGTTACGTTTGCAAACCAGACACCTCCCGGGAACTTTAAGGTTGGCTCGGTACGTGAGGGCGCTCCTTCGACTTCTGAGATTACACGCTAGGATGATGACTGAAGTTACAGAATGTGTTATTTGTATGTCTAGTCCTCCGGTATTTGACGAGCGGTTAACGTGTTTTCATAATAAAGACTTTTGTAAAAAGTGCATTGACCAATGCATTGAAAAAGAATTATATACATGTCCAAGTTGTAGAACGAAATTTGACGTTGATTTGCCGGTTCATATTACAATCGACGATACTGGTGAAATCCGGCATCTCTCCACATGGTCTGATATGATTACACAATATCTCATATCTGTAGTCATTCATTTTATGTTAATTATGTGGCTCTTTGGTATTTTGGTGTCTTTCAGTAATCTATGTACTGCGATTGTCACACTGGATTCTAATATTTAATTTTTTAATATAATTTTTTACTTAAATATACTGATTTATACTGATTTATACTGATTTATACTTATTTATACTTATAACATCAATCATTCATACCCTCAGTGACATTTTCATCAGTATCCCGACCTTCTGGGTGTGCTTCAATAAACCGACGTACATTTTCATCAACCATTGCAAAAAAAGGTTGGTTCTCGCGTAGTGTGACTTTATGAGAATACGAATACCTATCCATGCGATATAGGGAAACTGTTCCATTTAGAGGAACATCAACCTCTTCTGTGCGACGCAAATTTTCAGTGCGAGCGTATTCGATGATACTGTTTAGTGCTTCGCGGTATCTTTCTGGGTTTTCAATTTTTAAATTGATATCAAGGTGAGGATTGAAATTTCCCTGGCGCCTATAGTTCTTTTTTGTTGTGATTTCGAATTGATCACCGTGGATTGTGCGGTGACAGCAACTGATTTGTGTCATGTGAGAATAACCATCATCCAGCTTAATAAACCATTCCCAATCGCGGATTCGTCGTGTATCGGGCGGAAACTCGTCATATGGTTGTTCACCGTTACCAAACCAACCATCACTAAACCCCCAATGTGTGCCTCCTTCGCATTTTACATAGATGTCCATTGTGTGCTTAAACGGTACGAATGCACATAACGTATCCGTGATATTTAAATATAGCGTCGGTACATCACTTCCCCAAAGATCAAGTCGAAACATATTGATTACTCACCTTTTGGTCGCGACGGATCCCTGACAAAATCAGGGGACGAAACGCTTCTTGTTGCATCAAAGAATGCATCAACCTGGCCATTTAATGATGCCCTATCATTAAAACTAGATCGCCCTGTAATCTTTTCTAATGCCATAAATGTTTTAAAATCGTGCGCTCGATCATTTAATTCCCAATCTCGAGGATCACCCACATTATCATACGACCCTGTTGACCATCTAGCGCTTTCTCCACCGGTTG